CATTCGCACCATGTCGGCAGCCACATCAAACACTATGGCAGCCTGTTGGCGGTCGGCAGCACAGCCGTAAACTTCGGCACGTTCTTCACCGTCACCGCAGGTGAGCAGCAGGGCAACTGCAGCGGCAAGTTCTGATTTGCCATTTTTCTTCGGAATTTCAATGTAAGCCGTGTTGAATTGCCGATAGCCGTTCGGTTTCAAGATTCCAAACAAATCACGGATAATCTGTTCCTGCCAGTCCAGCAATTCAAACTTTTTTCCTGCCCATGTGCCTTTGGTATGACTAAGGCATTCGATAAAGGAAACAGCATAATCTGCCGCCTTTTTATTGTATTTGGAATCTTCCGCCATAAAGCGTGTTGGTTTAAATCTTGCCATTGCATCACCTCCCTCAACAAAAAAGACCTGCCAAAAAGCAAGTCTGTATCATTTATTTTTATGCCCCGGTGGGCTTTTTTGTAATTGAGATTCTATTCCCATTGTAACCATGTTACCATACAAATTCAAGGATAGCAAGTCATAACGAAAAAATATACTGCACAAATATATGGCTCAGATTTTGTGTACTATATTTCTTCGGTACGAGCCACACAGTCCCTTAGGTTAGGGGCTGTGTGGAAAGTGCAGGGAAGTTTATCTTCCAGTCATGCACTCCCATTCAAATTCGCAGGCATTTTCGTATTCCTCATCAAAAAGGGCATCGTCATCGATGTAGTTTTCCTTGAAGTCGATTCTGTCAATGACTTCAAAAATCGTTTCATTTTCTTCAGCATCCGCCTTTGCAAGGTCTTCTGCATTTTTCTCAACCCATGCTGTGAACTCTTCATCGTCCATTCTGTCCTCGTTTTCAATTTCAAGGTCGTATTCGTAATTCTCATCAAACCAAGTGATGACCGCCTTTGTGATTTCGGTTCTTTCGTTCCAGTCCGTTCTGTTTGCCATTGCTCTTGCCTTTGCGATTCCGTATGCTACCATTGTGTTTTCCTCCGTATTTCGTGGTTTTTTGGTTGTTTTCCCTTTCGGTGATTACATATTACCGCATAGTATGTGTAATTGCAAGCGGCTAAACTGCCAGAATATACAGTCTGAAAACCGCCCCTGTATTGTGTAGATTATGACAGCAAAAAAGCAGCAGCCACGTTTGCGTTTGTGGCGTTGCTTTTCAAATCGGAAAGGTATTTGGAATCGGTTTTACCTGCCGTTACAGGCGAATGTGTGGGCTGTCAGTCCCTGATTGCAATCGGCATCAGACCGTTTGGTGTGGGAATGAAAAGTTCAATATTCCAAAATCGCTGTTTGTACTTTTTCATAAGTTCAGGAGAAAGGTCTGTAAAATCTTCTGCTCCAAGACCTGTGATGAAAAATGTACCTTTTATGATATCACCTGTTTCAGGAAGCACTCTGTTCCACTCCGTATCGGATTTCAACTTTGATTCGTCATCACAAACAAGGGCGATCTCATCTTCAAAAGGGTATATCGCTTGCAGATACCCGCCGACCGTTTTCTGCATGGATTCCAGACTGCCGTCAATTTCAGTTTCTCTTGGTCGTTTTCTCGGTTCAACGATAAGTACTTTCATATGGGTTTCCTTTCTGAGCCACCTTGTCGGCTTGTGTGGGGCTTTGCTTCAAATGGGATAATTTACGGAGGAAATCCCTGAATTGCCACACAGCCAAACGTGGCGGCTTGCATTGTCTTATTCTGCTGTGTTACGGTGAATAATGCTGATGATTTTTTCCTGTTCTTCTTTGGAAATACCAATGCTTTCGAGAGCCTCACGGATTCCGCAGTCGGGGCAAATCAGCGTTTCATTATCAGTTCTGGAAAGTGCAGGAACTCCGGTATAAACACATCCGCATTTCGGGCAGGTTCTTTCTGTTGCAGTTTCAGTTTTCATAATGGGCAGCTCCTTTCAGGCTTTTTTCGTAGGCTTCATCAAGGTACTTGAAATCAAATCCGAAAATGGTGTATCCGAATTTGCAGGTGCTGACATATGCAGAAGTTGGAATCCCAAGCCTGCGTTCCTCGTGCATGATATACACAAAAGCATCAATCATTTTCCCAGCTTCGGAAAGCCTGATTTTCATATTTTTCTTGTAGTAGAAATTAGGATAGCCCTCGTAAATATCAAGGCTGTGTTCATCGGCGGCAGTTACTTCCCAGACTGCTACCGGAACAGCACCGCCTTTTTTCTTTTCAACGGTGAGGTAGGAACCTGTCTTGCTGCCTTTGTAAAGCAGTTCATAATCCCTGATAACCGCCGTTCCAGCGATTTTTGCTGTGGGGCATCTGTACTTCATCTGACGGACATTGAGGTTTGAACCATAGGCAAGGTAATATCTTTTCATTTCAAATCTCCTTTTTGTAGATTCCGCTTTGCGGTAGTCACATATTAACTCTTTCGGAGGAGAAATGCAACCCGCTAAATCTACAAAATATCTGTGCCTTTTCTTGTGTGGTATTTGTTCAGATTACACTTTGCAAAATCAGGGACTGTGTGGGCTTTTGTGGCTTTGTTTATTCGGTTGGGAAACTATACCACAAAAGGCAACGTGGGCGGCGATGTTGCCACCTGTTGCCTTTGAGGTGCGAGCCTTTTCAGGCTCTGCCATATCTGAAAGCCGCATCTCCGTCAAGGTTCTTGGTAAGAAAACTTCTCGCTGTGGAGAACTCTTCGCCAACCAGTCCCAATCGAATCAGCCATGTTCGCATTGCAAATTTTGGATTTTCCGTTTGCTGTGGTTTTGGACTTGCTGTTTTCAGTTCCTTTGCCATTTCGGAAAGTGCAAGGCAAAGCTGAATGTAGCTTTTCAATTGTCCTGCGTGAAGTCCGTTTTTCTTTTCTGCTGTAGGCTTGTCAAACTGGAAAAGTCGAAATTCGATTGTGCTTTTTGTAAAGGTTGCGTGGAAGTTCAGCATATGGTATCTGCTGTCATTGTAATGCTGATTTCTGCCGTAATTCGCACCGTTTGCTGTGTACCAGATGTCTGCAAGCTGTGCCATTGTGGTTGGTTTCTTTTTGTTCAGCTGTTCAATGAATCTTGGGTTTACCGTTCTGCAATATCTGTTCATTCTGCACTGGTCGATTTTCAAAGCATCTGCAATCAGTCTTTCGTGGCTTGCCATGATGTTTGCAAGGTTTCTGAGGCTTTGCGGTGTGTGTCCGTTCGCTCCGATGTGAATATGAACTCCTGCCCCAATCCCTGCGTGGCTTACTGCTCCTGCCTTGCGAAGTCTTCTCACAAGCTCCTGCAAGGTTTCAATGTCGCCGTAGTGAAGAATCGGTGTAACCAGTTCGCACTTTTCAGCATCGCATCCTGCAATGCTGACGTCCTTTTGAAATTTCCATTCTCTGCCCTGTGCATCCCAAGCTGACCAGGTGCTGTATCCGTTTCGGCTTGCTGTGAATTCATATCTGCCTGTTCCGAAAAAGTCTGCGGCAAGCTTTGCAGCTCGTTCTCTTGTGATGTGGTTCATCTCAATTTCAACCCCAATGGTCTGATTTTTCAGGTTTTCAATCTGTCTTTCTGTTTTAGCGTTCATGGTATTTTCCTCCGTAATTTCGGGCTTTCTGCCCTTTCGTTGTATCACATATTACCGCATTACGGAGGACATATCAAGCGGCTAAATTAACAGAAAAACAGACTGTATATCCGCCAGATGATTGTGTAATATACAGTCTTGCTTTACTTGATTTTATATGGTAAAATACAGTACGATGGAATAGGTTCTGCCTTATTTTTCGGCTGCCACAACCTTGAAAGAATCTACTTCGGGAATCAGGGCAAGGGAAGAGCCGTTCTGCCATTTCATGTGTATGGAACCCATATCATCAATGTGAGTAACCTCACCGATTGTTCCGGGAAGAATGGGATATTTTTCATCACGCATAGAAATCAGCTGTATCTTCGTTCCAATCGGGTACTGTTTTTTGAGATTTTCAAGATATGCTTTATTCGGAAACTTCATTTGAATTACCCGCCTTCCTGAATGCCGAACTGCCTGAAAGATTTCTGAGCAGTACTTTTCTCACCGCCTTATATTCTGCACCAATCATACCCAATCGAAGGAGATAACAACGCATTGTGTATTTTGGATTGTCAGTAGTTTCAGGCTTATTATTGATACGCTTCTGATTCTTTGCAAATTCGCAGAGCATGGAAATGAAAGTGCAGTAGGCATCGGCGTCACTATCATTTTCAATGGTGAACCAAGGAAAGCAAATCTTATCTTCTTCAGCGACGATTTCAAGGTTGTCAGTTTTGAATGCTGTCTTGAAAAGTTCACCCTTGTTCTCTACGATTTTTCTAAGCCTATCGAGCGTTGATTCATCAACCATTTCCAAAGGCATCTCTACTGTCAAACCATTTTCTTCTTCATCAAGCGGAACATCATAGCCTCTGTTGACCAGTTCATCAATCAGCATTTCAACCTCTTTTTTGTCTGCTGAATCACTGATTTCAAGGTTGCCTTCTTTGGTGACAGTGTAAAAGTCACCGATCTTGTAGGCACAAGTCGGCATGAACTGATATTCGGCAGGGACGCCAATGATCTCGCTGATGGCATTCACCAGTTCTTTTCGCTTTTCTCCTGTAAGCTGAAATTCAATTGTCATATGTTTTTACCTCCATTTGTTTTGGTAGTACACATGATAACTCTGAATAGCACAGATAGCAAGTGTGAGATACGACAAAGTTTAATACTACATATTGCTTTAAATGGTGTAGTAAACACAATATTTAGTTATTTTTTGCGTAGTAGGAGATTCCTGCCAGCACAAACCAAGCGTTGCTTGAAGCGATGCCATTTCCCCACATTTTATAAGTGGCACTATCGGAATACGGATTCTTCAGCCACTTTTCAATTTGCTTACGGCTTTTTGGTTTACAGGTTTTCCCGACAGCTTGGTTGTAGGTTTCAAAGACATTCTGCCACCAACAAATTTGTTCTTCCGTTGGATTTTCAATGCCGATATCATCGCACCACCAAGTCGGCATACCCTGCAGCAACGCACATTCCTGCGGTGTCAGTCGTCTTACGATGTATTCAGTTTCAGAAGTGCTGTCGTTGACAACAGGCGGGTCTTTATAGTCTGATGCTACAAGTGTATTTGCTTTTTCTTTTTCAGCAACGGTGTGATGTGAATTTTTGCTTGTGGAATAGAGCGGATGAGCAATTCCGCCTGCACCCGATGCAACAATTGTCGGAGATTTTTCTTCTTCGATCTGAAAACTGAATTTTGCGTTGTATCCCTGATTCATGGCAGGTCTGCCGATTCCATAGGCAACAGCATGATTTTCAGTACAATTGAGTGTGTACATCGTTTCCGATTTTTTATACCCGTTGCCGTGGTGAGATGGACGGCTTCCATTACCTTCAACGACAACAATTCCACCCTGATTTTTGCATGGAGACTGATTGCTTGTATCAATTGTTCTTGCAGTATCTGCTTCGTAAAATCCGCTGTTGGGATTGTCGGAAAGCATGGAATTGCTGTATTTTCCGCAAATACCATAAGCTTTTGGAACGAAAAGTGTCTGGTCATTGTTGCAGGAAAGAGTAGCAGATTTGTTTCTCTGAATCAGTGCTCCCTTACCGCCAGAACCACCTCCACAGCGAATTTTCAGTGTTGCAGGAACAACTGCCGATTCTACCACAAAAGGCTGATTGTTTCCGCCTGTTCCGTAGGTTGCAGATACAGTCTGTGCCACTTCAAGAGGTCCTGTATATCTGGTATCCTGAGAATGGTTCTCGAACATCAGCCCTGAGCCTGTTTCTTCAGAGCAGTTTCCAAAACTTTGGGCAGTTTCTTGCCACGATCGGAAGCTCTCCGCAGAATACCCAGACACGCCTTCTGACTCAAATAATATTTTTGAGGCACATCCGCCATCAAAATCTGCGACAAGGTAGATTCTCGCTCTTCGTTGGGGAAGATACCAGTATTGAGCATCGAATGTTCGGTAGGCGACAGAGAATTTTTCACCCATGATTTCTCCTGCCTTTGTCCATTTTTCAGGTTTAGGGACAGATAAATCTGCGTCTTTAATCTTGCAGAATTCTTCGAGAACACATCGGAAGTCTTCTCCGCCATTTGAGGAGAATGCTCCTGTGACATTTTCCCACACTGCAAATCTCGGATATTTTCCATTGGTTGCACCTCTCATTTCCTTTATAATTCTGATTGCCTGAAAGAAAAGTCCTGAACGCTCTGCATTCAAGCCCTGACGCTTGCCTGCAACTGAAAGATCAGTACAGGGCGAGCCAAAGGTAATAATATCCACAGGTTCAATTTCTGCACCGTTGACGCTGTTGATGTCACCAAGGTGCTTTACAAAAGGCAGTCGCTTTTCGGTTACAGCGATAGGAAAAGGTTCAATTTCTGATTTCCAGACAGGCACGATGCCGGAAAGCATAGCCATCATGGGGAATGTTCCTGAGCCATCAAAAAGGCTGCCGAGCGTAAGAGGTTTATTCATCATGCTTTTCCACCTCTTTTACAAGTTCACAGTAAGGTATCTGCTGTCCGTCACGGATAACATACACACCGTCAGCATCGCCGGTATCCTCAACATACCGGCGAAGAATCACCGAGGCATATTTTTCATCCAGTTCCATGGTGTAACAGATGCGATTCAGTTGTTCGCAAGCCATCAAAGTAGAACCGCTGCCGCCAAAGGTGTCCATTACCACGCCATTTTCCTGTGTAGAATTGCCGATGGGATAGCCAAGCAAGTCCAGCGGTTTAGAGGTGGGGTGATTGGCGTTGCGTTTCGGCTTGTCAAAATGCCAGATGGTCGTCTGCTTACGGTCGGAATACCAGTGATGCTTGCCATTCTGCATAAAGCCATACAGCACAGGTTCATGCTGCCACTGATAATCCGAGCGCCCCAGCACAAGGCTGTCTTTTACCCAGATGCAGCAGCCTGCAAGATGAAATCCGGCATCAATGAATGCTTTTCTGAAATTCAGCCCTTCGGTATCTGCATGGAATACATAGGCAGAGCCGCCTTTTTCCAGATGTTCTGCCATTCGCTGAAAGGAGGACAGCAGGAATGTATAAAACTCCTCGTTTTTCATACTGTCATTCTGAATGGTAAGTCCACTGGAACTCTTGAAAGAAACTCCATAGGGCGGATCGGTCAGAATAAGGTTTGCCTTTGTATCTCCCATAAGAGCAGATACATCTTCCGCAGAAGTAGCGTCGCCGCACATCAGCTTATGTTTTCCGACAATCCAGATATCGCCATGCTGTACAAATGCAGCCTTTTCAAGTGCCTTGGTAAGGTCAAAATCATCGTCTTTGACTTCATCACCGCTGTTTGTATCAAATAAATCAGCAATTTCAGATTCATCGAAACCAGTCAAACCAAGGTCAAATCCGAGATTCTGTAACTCTTCCATCTCAACAGCAAGCAAATCATCGTCCCAGCCTGCGTCCAATGCCATACGATTGTCGGCAAGAATATATGCCTTTTTCTGTGCCTCTGTGAAATGGTCAACATATACACAAGGAACTTCTGTAATTCCTTCTTCCTTTGCTGCCATGATGCGTCCATGCCCAGCAAGAACGTTGTATTCCTTGTCAATGATGACAGGATTCACAAATCCAAACTCACGGAGGGAAGAACGGAGTTTCAGAATCTGTTCTTTATTGTGTGTACGAGCGTTATTTGCATAAGGCACTAACTTGTTGATGTCAACAAGCTGAAATTCTGTGGTCATTGTCATCTGTAATTCCTCCTCTGCTGAATTCTGAGCATACCTCTTCGGGCGGCATCCATATTGCCTTTGACAGCCTGTCCTTTTATCGTGCGGTATTGCTGTTTGGTCATGTTGTTTCTCTGCTGTTTCAGTTCTCTCCAGAATTGAACATCTGCTTTCATGTATTTCTCACTTTCTGCTTCTCAGTAATTTTTCCATCATATCTTCCTGCGGATTGCCCTGAAATTCCACAGAGCAGTTTTCACGGACTATCTGAAAAATCTGATTCCAGATTTGGTTTGCCTGTTTCATGTAATTCTGTGACATCGCTACATAGGGAGAGGCAATTGCCGCACCAGTTGTAGGATGTTTGGAAATATATCCGTATTTGGTGACGATCTGCTCGCAGTGAATCCAACGGGAAATGCTCATGGCATACTGTTCCACAAGCTGACGGCTGACGATTTTCTCACAGGAGCGTTCTTTCAGCCATTGATAGGTTTCTGTATACACATCATCGGCGAGAAGTTTTGTGCCGTCACGCTGTAATTCTTTCATGAAATTTCTGACAGGCGGTGTTTCAGCGGATTCTATATTCGCAGGCTGCATCATAACTTCAGCAGTTTTTCCCTCAGCGATCTTTTCAGCGAGTGCCTTTCTTGGTCGTCCTGCACCCGGTCTTGCACCGCCTCGGTTTGTACCGTCTTTCGCCATGATGTCATCACCTCCGAAAAATCAAAGAAAATCAAACAAAACTTAAAATCGGGCATAAAAAATGCCGACTGTAAAAGTCGGCAAAGTTAGAAATTATCGGTGCTTTTCAGTATTTTTATATCTGAGGGGTCAATAGGGTATTTGAATACCCGTTTTTGTGCGTGAGAGGGGACGCCGGTCTGTAAAAAATTCACAATTAGCGATTTTTATCCCCCCACCGGCAACATTTCAGACACAATCAATACCGATAGACGGGATTTCGGTCTTCTGTCCACGTCTTGCGGTCATGGCAGGACTTGCAAAGAGCCTGCCAGTTGCTTTCATTCCACATCAGATGCGGATCACCACGGTGAGGAATGATATGGTCGACCACGGTCGCTGCCGTGAACCGTCCCTGTGCTTTGCACCGCACACACAA